GACGCTGTTGAAGTAGAATTTATCCTCTGAGAGTATAAACACAAATGGGAGGCGGTCTTCTACAACTTGTCGCTTATGGTGCTCAGGATGCATACATTTCAGGAAACCCACACATTACCTTTTGGAAGGTGCTCTATAAGCGTCATACGAACTTTGCCATTGAAGCGTTCCGCGTCAACTTTACCGGAGCCCCCAATTATGGACAACGTGTCGTGGCGGTGGTAAACCGCAATGCGGATTTGATCTGGAAAACCTATGTCCAAGTGGTTCTTCCAGATACCTATACTGGAAAGACCAATGCTGTTCTTTGGTCTGGTGATGACCAACGCCGTATCGGATACATCCTTCTCAAGAAGATTGAGGTAGAGATCGGCGGTCAGATTATTGATACACATTATGGTGAATGGCTTTACTTGTGGGAATGCTTGACATCCAACTTTGATACCTCTGTCAAGTTGGACTCGATGGTAGGTGGATTGTACAATGGTACCTTCACAACCAATACATCGTGCGGTGGTCGCCCAGCCGTCTTGTACATTCCTCTTCAGTTCTGGTTCTGCCGCAACCCTGGTCTTGCGCTACCTTTGATTGCCCTCCAATACCACGAGGTTCGCTTCAACATCACATTAGGAGCTGCAACTGATTTGGTCAGCAAGGGAGCCTATACAAGCATCTCTCAAGCCGCTGCAAATCTTCCAGACATCCAAGACATGTCGATGTATATGGATTACATTTATCTCGATGTTGAGGAGCGACGCAGGTTCGCACAAGAGAGCCACGAGTATTTGATTGACCAGCTCCAGACTGGAATCCCTCAAACCATCAACACTGCATCCGGACGTCTCGATCTTACTCTGAACCATCCAGTCAAGGAGTTGATTTGGGTCTTCCAAGATGCACGTAAGACGGATTGTGGATCAGACGTGACTGCTGCACTCGGATACACTCAACCCTTCACCTACGATGACATTGTGTTCAAGGCACGTATCCAGATCAACGGACAGGATCGATTTGATGAGCGATATGGTGATTATTTCTGGAAGGTCCAACCTTACCAGCACCACTCAGGTGGTGCATTCTGGCCCATTCACAATGCGGTTGCAACCACTGTGGCTCTCGCAAGTGGTGGTGCAACTCAAGCATCATTCACCGGTGTGCTTTCTGGAAATACACTGACTGCATCTGCTGTGTCTGGAACCATTGCCGTGAATATGTTAATCACTGGTGCAAACGTCCCTGTTGGAACCTACATTACAGGGTACGGAACAGGTGCAGGAGGTGCAGGAACATACGAAGTCAGTGTCTATGGAAATGCTACATCCACTGCAATGCTTGGTTCATTGAACAACGTTCATTCTCAGACTTCCTTCAACCCGATCAACGTGTATTCCTTTGCCATCAGCCCTGAGGAGCACCAACCATCAGGTTCTTGCAACTTCTCTCGCATTGACACGGCTACTTTGGTGTACGAGAGCATCACCTCTGGAGGTGCAGGTAACTATCCTAGTAAAGCCTATCCTTTCAACTTCCGAGTCTATGCCGTCAACTACAACATCTTCCGTATTATGAGCGGTATGGGCGGACTGGCTTACAGCAATTAAATGTCATAGTAGTATATGACTCATTGGGGCTACCACCTGATTTTGAACGGACGCAACTGCATTCCTGCCTCGATTCGATCTGCGCAACATATTGGCGTATTCACCTCTACACTTGTCAACCAAATTGATATGGTTCCTTACGGAAAACCTGAGATCGTGATGTTCGGAACCGGTAACAAGAAAGGGTATACATTGGTTCAGTTGATTGAGACCTCTAACATTTGCGCACACTTTGTTGAGGAAACCGATGATCTCTATCTCGATGTCTTTTCATGCAAGCCCTTCGATGAAAAAGTCGTCAAAAAGGTAGTGGATAACTTCTTCTCACCTGCCACGATGGATACAAAACTCATTCTTCGTGACGCATCGACTCGCATGCAATAAATCACACCTTTACATAAATGGGCATTCCACGCGTGTATTGGTATGTGCTCTTGATCGTGTTATTAGAGACTCTCGCTATGAGCTGCTTCAAACGTAGTATCGACAACTCAGCCTTCTTTGCAGTCGGTGTGTTGTTTTATGCAGCCGTTGGATATTTACTTCGATTGACGATGAATACGTCTGGAATGGCGATGACCAACGCACTTTGGTCTGGAATGTCCGTGATGGCTACAACCACTGTCGGTATCTTGCTCTTCAAAGAAAGCATTCATTTCCACGACGTACTTGCGATTGGACTCATTGTGAGTGGTGTGATGATTTTGAAGGTAACTGACTAAGATAGACTGCAGTATTCGGAGAACACTTCCCGATTCCCAAGCTTTGTTGCATCATCACTGGAGCAGGACCTGAGGTGCAATGTACGTGATCATATCCCAATGAATGACCCATTTCATGGCTGACCATGTATTGCCGATAGCGTTCCAAAGGCAACTTAGACGGTGCAGCACCCTCTACCCATCGCTTTGAGTTCAACCAAATCTCATTCCCACCTAAGGTCGCACATGATAAATTATCAGGCAATCCACATTCCTTTTTGATTGTAGCAGGAGATGATAAGCGAATGGTCTTTCCCTTTCCAACTACAAACGTATGCATTTGTGCCCAGCCATCTGGATCGGCTAAATAGATTGCAACTTCGTCCGCGAACTTACGTGGGTCGTAGTTGACATCCGAATCGACTGAAGTCGTGTAGCGAATCAGTCTCATTATGTAAAAAACAGGAAACTCTTTACATGAAGTAGTCGGGATCCAATTGAATGGCAAGGTTCTCAAGAATCAACTGTGCGAACAGTGGGGACATCTGACTTTGATAGACGATGTCAACTCGAACTCGCTCGTTCTCCATACCAACTCCAAAGGCAACTTGCTTCCGTGGGTTAACAATACCCGTCACAGTAACAATATATGAGTTACCGTCTTCAGTGATTTGTGCCCTATAATGATCTCCGATGTCCATATCTTGAATCATATCGTCTACTGCGTTGTGGATGTTATACATTGTGAATAAAGGGAAAAACGACAGCTCGGTCGAGTTCCGTTTTGAAGACTTACCAGCATTCTCGATCGAAGAGAACACGGCATTCGATGTTGCAGAAGTTGGCATCGCACGATGCTGAGCAGTAGCAGCACTTGGCTCGTGTACTCTTTCGGACTTGGTAACCACGCACGAGTGCTTGAATCTTGGTCACTGCAGTGTTTCTGCGAGCCTTGTAGGCGAGAACGTACTTCCAGATGGAGATAGTCATTGCAAGTTCTGCACACTGCTTTACAATCGGCTTGAACGCCTTTCGCCAGACGGCCTGGGCTTGTGCAAGTTCCTTGGCTTCCTTCTCTGCCTTCTCTGCCCAGAAGGCTTTCACTTTCTGACTGTTGCGAAGTTTCGCGTCCAGTGCAAGCCAGTCTTCGATGCAGTCGCCGTATTTCCACGGCTCTGCTACCATGTCGCAGTAGAGCTCATACTCGACATCCACCTCCTTGTGATGAACTTCAACCGGTGCCGGCTGCGTAAAGTTCAACACAATATCTCCCCACGAGCGAGAGTCTGTACCCCAGTTAATAACGGCGGGATGCCCTAAGCTTGTGATTTTCTCCACAAACAGATTGTCTCCCCTGGACACCCCTCGAGGTGCCACAGAGTTCTCCTTTTTACGTGTGTCGACTCCAACACGGGCCTTTGCGGGTGCCATCCGGTATATGGTCTTGTTAGCCATACTGTAGGGTTTGGCTGAAACTAACAAATCCGTTTTGAAAAGTTGTCCCATAGGTTTGCTCTTGGTCCGATTTTTGACGGATTTTTTTGGGCCATTTTTGGCTTCCCTTCAAAAGTCTCTTGCGACGAAATCAAAACGGATTCTCACTTTTCAAACCTATAGTACTCCCCCCTCCCCCAGAATACAGTATACAATGTCTATCAAGCAACTCATCATCAACGCAATCATCAAAATCTCCGAGGAGAACCCTCCAATCAACCAAGTAGATCCCAAGATCGCTATCGCCTCTCGCGATCGTTTCATCCAAGCCCTAATGGAAGAACTGTTCTCTGACACTCAGCAGGAAACAACCATTACAGTTCCAGTCGTTCCTTCCCCTGTCCCAGCGCCTGTCCCAGCGCCTGTCGAGGAGAAGAAGAAGCGTGCTCCAATGACCGAGGAAGCCAAAGCCGCAGCCAAAGCTAAGCGTGCTGCCAATGCGGAGGCTAAGAAGGCTGCTCCTGCCGAAGTTCCATCCGTTCTGGAACCTGTCCCAGAACCTGTCGCAGCTCCTGTTGAGGACAAGAAGAAGCGTGCTCCAATGACCGAGGAAGCCAAAGCCGCAGCCAAAGCTAAGCGTGCAGCTAACGCAGAAGCCAAGAAAGCAGCTCCTGAGAACCCAAACCTCGCGAAGATTGACCCAACCTGGCGCAAGCACCTCAAAGCCGCAGACAAGGAGCACGCAAAGGAACTCGAACCTGAGCTGCTCAAGTATGTCAACGCTCTAACCAACGAAGCCTTCAACGCCAAGACCGCAGAAGCTCACGTAGCCGACTTTGTAGCCTCACGCTCAGACGGCAAGGTCGAACTCGAGATGGAGATCGTAGAGTTCAACGGCAAAGACTACTACGTCAACCCCGAGACCAAGCGAGTCTACGAGGGTGAAGGAGTGTACGACGAAGCAACACAGGAGTGGACGAACTACAAGCCAGTCGGATATGTAGGAATGGCAGCCTTTGCAGAGATGAAGATGGACTAAACACTTAAAAAAACCACCCCCCTTTTTCCGTTTCAAAACGGACGCCAGTTCGATAGGACTGTGTATACTAAAATGACTGGCTCACAATTAAACACCGCTGCACTCCGATCTGCCTGGGAACTCCGCAAAGCTGCACTCAAACGTGAACAATTTGGTCGATACATTCCAGTTTTGTACACTTCAGTATTTGACCTTCTCAGTGAAGCAATGCCTGAAGTTCAGGATCAATTAGACCATATCTGTAGAACGGCTTCCTCTGTCTCGGATCTCACGCTTCCGATATGGACCTACACAACTCGACACTTTCTCAATAGTGAAGCCGATGAATATGAAGACTTCAACTACGTTCATCCTACCTGGGACTATACCGTTTGGCAGAACCGTACTGCTGAACGAATTCGAGACGAAGGATATCATCAGCAAGTTCACGTGCCAGGACTACCGTCTCTTTCTGTAAAAGAAATCATCAGTGAGACAGACTTTGTACACAG